ACAATAAGTTTGATATTTTCAGCTTGACCTTCTTCACGGTCAATCTTTGTGACATTTTCTGTGTATATGATACTGCCTGTATATGGTTCCAGTTCTGGATTTGAAGATGCTGTGATTGTTCGTTGTACTCCAGAATTAGCACCTGTCAATATGGCACCTACATCAAAAGAACCGTATTTGTTGGAAATCTTGATTACGTTGGCATCTTGATCAACGACAAAACCATACGCTTTTGAGTTTGCTGGATCCGAACCTTGATAAACATATTCATCTAACAAATATGCTGAACCAGAAACTACGGTCACATTTGATGTCTGTACGAAAACTGTATTTGCATTTGCAAGCGTTATTGCTCCAGTATTACCATATTTATGTGGGTTTATGAGCAATCCGTACTGCCTAAAGTTGGTATTTGATGATATTTTTCCACCTTCTGTTGTATCAATTTCGCCTATTCTTACAGCCACCATCACATTATTTGCAAACAACTCTCTTGCTGGATTATATGCATGACCGTATTTTGGTGGCAAAATTGCACGGGCTATAGCACCTGAACCTGATCCGTAAATATTTACATTTGCTACGGTATAATTTTTACCAATTGTAGTAAGTGTGATTTTTGCAATATTCGCTGCTGCTGCTGATGCATTGATACTTGTATTGGAAATAATTGTATTTGCAATTGCTCCAGTACCATCACCATTGATGTAAACTCTGGTCGCAAAAGCTAAATGATTAAGAGTATTTGAGCCGCCGCCATTTGCAGTTGTTGAAGAAGATAATGTAATGTTTCCATTTGAATCTTCAATCGCAGAAATGTATGTTCCTGTTGCAATTCCTGAGCCAGAAATCGACATGTTAGCCAAATTAGCTAACGAAGAAATATGAAAAACTTCACGAACAACGACTGTATTTGAAAGTGCTAGATGCTTTGCACCCGATGCATATGAGTTGACTACAATATTTGACGCTTCACGATAATTTGAGCCATTTGCGGTAACAATAACAGAAACAAGTTCACCAGGAACAACACCTGTTGCACTCACATCATAATCAAATTGTGCAGTCGATTCTGGAACTGGCATCCAGTCTGCTGTCAAAAACTTGTTTGACGGTTTGACATTGTACATATACTTCCAAATGTAACCATCGGATGTTGCAATGTTACCGTTCGAAGTTGTGTAAGTTCCAGAAGGCATGACTGTAGAATTAGATGTCACACCGTTTGAGGAAATCGCATTTGATACACATTTATACACATTTCTCTCTGAGGTCATGACATACATGCCCTTCAAGTTCTGTGTGGTATTTGCAGAAAGAAGAGTAGCAAACGGAACAGCATCATCAAATTGGCGATACTTTGTATTTGCTGTCCAAAGCACACGTGGAATTACAACCTCAACATCGCCACCAGCAACTTTTTTTGCCGCAATCATGTTGTTCCAAACTTCTTTTTCTGCTTTTACTGTGTCTTCAATTAAAGATGGGCTAGCTTCGTTTGCATATGGAATGTGATTTCCAATAAAAACATAGCCTACCGTTGCATCTGTGTTTAAAGAAAATGCATCTTTAAAATCTTTTGCAGCAATAATCTGAAGTTTTTTTGTCGTTACTGAAGTCATAATTGATATTTATACGAAAATAATTACAGTTTGAGCATTCGCTACCGTATTGAACGGTGCAGAAACAGTTAATTGCGTGTTGCTAATAATGCTATTGACTGTTCGAACAACATTATTCACTGCGATATTTGAACCTATTGTTAATATTCCTAAAGAATTGGCAACATTAAACTTTGTTGATGTACCCGAAACGAAAATAGTGTTGTTTACATTTACCGTTCCAGAAACACTTTTTTCTAAAGTGATGCCAGAAACTTCAGTTAATGCATTTTTTTCAACAGTATTTTCTTTATTAAGCCAACTGTAATTTATGTAACCAGCTGGATGAACTAACTGTTTAAAAATATTTTTATATCTTGAAAACTCAATCTGTGAAGAAAGCACATATGAATAGTTGATGTAATAATCTTCACCTTGAAGTCTACGATCACTTGAAGAAAGAATAGAGTCTGATGTTTTCCAATAACTTTCGCTGTCTGTAATAGTTCCTTCAATTTCAACATTTGCTCTTGCATCACTTCCTGTTTCAGATTGGAAAAAGACAGTAGGTTCATATTGATATGCTTGTCCTGGATCTTTGACACGAACTGAAAGAATCTCACCTGGTTTTCTGGTACCAGCAACAGAGAGTTCATCACCATCTGATACGCAAGAATAAATTACTATATTAGCGCCAATACCCGTTGCAGAGGAAACTGTAACTGATGGAAAATTATTCTGTGTGTAATTAATACCACCTACAGGATATCTTTCATATACACCAACTTTTCGATTGGTTGATGTTGTTGTAAATGCTACGTTGACGTTGATGCTCGTTGCGCTTGTAATTGTATTGACAATTCGCGTTTCATTATTAATGATGATGCGATCACCAACTGACAATTCTGTATTAAAATTAGTACCTGTTCCAACAATTGTTACATTCGACGTTTGAATGTTTGCTGTTCCAGTAATACGACTTTGTTGCATATTAATACGTGAAATGCCGCCAGCTGGTGTTACTTCACCCACAACAGCAGCGGCTCCTTCTCCGTAAGTACCCAATGGATTAGGTCCAAAAATAACTTCATCTCCAGGCGCATATCCAACTCCTGCGGTAATTACATCAATTCTGCCTATACCTTTAAGAGATTTAACAGATCGTTCCGCCGAACCAGCCATTGGTTGAAATGTTGCTCCGTTCGCATCAAGAACTGGAGCAGTGTTGACAACACCTGTTGCATTAACTATGGTTAAACTTTTAATTGATCCGACTGACAATGTTTGAAATGATAGAGCATCTGCAATTTTTGTATTTACGTTCTGCGATGCAATTTTAGGTGATGGAAATCCATAATCAGCAGATGAAATCAAATTGCTTGAGTGGTTTGAAATGAGATCGGTAGCTACAACATAAGTGTTTGCACCAAACTTTCCAGTTGTGTCAATCTCTCCAACAACAATCGTTGCAACTTGATTATTTGGCGTTAGTGTAACATATGATGCTATTGTAAAGATTGCTCCACCGTCTAATACATTTGCAAACTGAACTGTTCCGGAAAAAACGGAATCAATTTCACCTATTGCTTGTTTTTTAGCATTACCACCAGTCACAATCGCAAGATCACCTACTTTGTAACTTGAACCGCCATCTAAAACATTAATCTTACGAACAATTGAAAAAGTTTCTGTACGAACATCGATTTGATTGCCATCTACATCAATTAGTGGAATTAATAAATCTTCGCCGTTAGCAAATGTTCCAACAATACTATCTTTACTCACAACAAGTTCAATCGGAAATCCTAAATTAACCTCATCAGTAATAACTCTTTTGCTTGCCGTTTCAATCAATGCACTTGCGTCAGAAAAACTTCCAGTAACTTTTCTGTTTTCAAATAGGTTTACATTAAAATTATTGTAAAAAACTTTAATTTCAGCATTGTTTGCTGGTGCAACATCAAAAATAAGGCGTGAGTATTCTTTGAGTGTATAGAAACCGGTTGACTGAACTTGATTGTTGACATAAACAACAATGTCGCTTGCAGGCACTGGCTGAGCAAGCATAAATGTTTTATTTGTGCCGTTTCCAGTATGATAGCTATAAACGTTCTGCGTTGTTCTTAATATTCTATTTGTTGTCCATTTACCGTCAGACGCTCGAAGAATATTATCTTTAGGATAGATAACATCAACTTCTTTACCAAATAATAAACGGAATAGAAACTGAAATGACTTTTCGGATCCTTTTGACAGATAAAACGGTAAAGCTTTTTTGATCAATAACGCTTTATCAACAGATACTTCTTTTGGAAAAAGCGTTGCAAATGAATTGAAAAAGTTGTTTTCAAAGTCATTGATGGATTCATCAACATCAGCAACAGTACGAAGACTTTTTGCTGCGCTAATCAAGTCATTTTTTTGTGTGCCTTGTTTTTGTTCGAGATATTCGTAGTATGCTTCTAAAAAAGCTTGAAACAAAGGATACTCGTTCCGAATGAACTCCGGAAGCTGGCGATTGATAAGTACAGATGTTCTTAGACTAGTATTTGCTGCCATTATACAGTTTCTAATGTGGTAACGATTGCCGTTGGATCATCTTCATCAATGGTAATAATTGTATTCTTTGCAGTGCTAATGATGCCTTTTTCCGATTCAAAAGAAAGACGAATGAAATCATCTGGAGCAGACACAGCAATGATTCGGATATCCGAAATAGTTACAACGCCATCATCATAGTTGATAGTTCCTGCATTTGAATTGATAATTTGTTTTTGTGAAAGATCATCATAGTACACTGTTTGTAAAGAACCAGTTCGCGCATCAATTACAGCATCAGCAGTTGCGCCAAATCCATTTCCACCAGTAATTGATACAGTAGCACGTGTATAATTGATACCACGATTTACGATAGTCACACTTCGGAGTGAACCATTTACAATCGTTGCTGTTGCAGTTGCACCTGTACCATCTCCAGTAATTGTAACCGTTGGTGTTGTTGTATAATTTTGTCCAGGATTTGTGACTTGAATTGTTGCGATACCTGTGTATGATTGAGGCAATTCTTCAAAGAATACTTCTCTTGACACACCATTCGAGTCAAAAACACTAAACTGCGTTGATGTCATTTTATTGGTAATTGTACCACGATGTAATGGAACATTATAGTAAATAGTATAAGGCGTTGAAGAACCTAATGTTGGCTTGAATCTTTTTTGAACACGAACAACAACTTCGGAACCTAGAATAGCATTTGAGTCAGTTGAATCAATTGCATCTTGTGCTTTAGATAGTACAAAAGTTGATTCAAACTTATCAAGATTTTGATCTTTGTAAGATAAAATTGAAATCAATACGTTTTCTTTTAGTTCTTCTTCTGTAACTGTAGTTTTCTTTTTATTGTATAGAACATTTGTGTTTATCAGTAAATAAAGAAACTCTGGATCACGAATGATTGTATTGACAGCAACGATTGCTTTTGGCTTGATAATTTCGTCAATAATTTTTTGTTTTTCTGCATTGGAAATATAGTATCCTGTTTTAGGTTTCATTGAAACAAATACCGTGCCAAAAATTGGTGGCACTTCTGTTTCACCGCCCCACACAGAGATCGAATCAATTGCTGGATAACTCTTCTTGATATATGAAGAATAATCCGAATAAGTTATCAAACGATTTTGTGTCGTAAACTGAACAGGTGCAGAAAACTTAATTTCATCTACACTTTCTCTTTCAGCACCACCGGATGCAGCACTCACTGGCTCAACAATAAAGTCTGTTTGAGAATTACCTAATGAGTCTGCCAACGTGTCTGTTGCAACAAAGTTATTTGCTCTGTTCGCTGCTTCACCACTTGTTGTTAGATATTGAATTGTAATGACAGAACCATCTGTCAATTTTTTGCCTATTTTATCATCACCAAAATAGATTTGATATTCCTCAAAAGAGGATTCTTGTAAATAGAATACCTCTGATTGTGATGTTGTATTACTTGAATCGGTAGCTAAAAGATAAACTGAAACTTGTGTGTTTGATCCGCTTGGTTGAACAGAAACTTGAATTGTAGATGTGTCAACCGAACTGTCGGGTAATAAGAATATTTGTTTTGGATTACTTGATTCACTGTAAGTGTAGACGTAAGTAACAAGATTTCCTTCGTAGATAGGCAGATTTATAAAAGAAAAATTGTTGTTAGCTTTTGTTACAGTATTGTCTTCTAATGTCACAAAACTATAGCTAATTCCATCCACATCTTCGGAAAAGAATGTGTATCCTCTTGGAACCGTTAGTGTAGCAGCAGTGCTTGTATTTGTGTTAGCTGTAAAATTGATAAATGCTCTTGGTGCTTTACGTGAATATGGAACATAACCTAAAGATTTAGCGTGTGATATAACAGAGTTTCGGAGCAAAGCCGTATCTAAAAATGCCTCATTGGCAACCATGTTGAGATAATATGCTTGATAGTGTGTATTATACGCAAGCAAATCTAACAAAATGTTTAGACCAGAGCCTTCGAAGTCATAATCGGTAAATTCCGATTGTTGACCCAAAAAAGTTTTTAGATTGTCTTTGATGGTATCAAAGTCAAGCTCCGTCACTCGTAAACGATCTACCATTTTATCTAATTCTCTCTAGAAAAAAATTGATTGTAATTTCATTAGAACTATTCAATATGGAAAATGTTAGAGTTACATCATACCGATTTTCATCAGGAGTTGCCGCTGCGGTAACTTCAATAACACTTACTCTTGGTTCATAGTTTTCAATAACTTCAGTGATTGCTCTTTCAATATGAACTGCGGTAATCTCATCAGCAGGCTCAAACAAAAGAGCCCTAAGATTACTGCCAAAATCAGGATTGAATGGTTTCTCATAAAAATTCATAGAAACCAAGTTCTTGACTGAATTGATTACTGCATATTCGTTCAAATGCTTTGTTACATCTTTTTTTACAGGGTGAGCATTGAACTTCAAATCCAGATCCCTGAAAGTTACTTCAGTCGGAATTCCTGGATTTCTTGAAATGATTGTGGTTGCCATTGTTTATTTATCTCAATTCCCAATAACTACCGTTGAGGAACCAGTTTGAATTATACCAGTATCTGCTCCATTTAGTTCGCTGTCGTTGTCCAGAGTTTGATCTCCTATTCGTGCAGCACCTTTTGTTCCTTGATTCAAGTTGATTGTCTTGCCGTTGATACGAATATTTCCAGTCACATTCAAGTCATAATTACCATCAACATAAATCTTGACATCACCCTTGACGTAAACTTCTTCATTTCCTACGACAACTTCAAACTTGTTTCTTTGTATTTTTTCAGCACGATCACCTTCTGGACCCCATTCTGTATAAGAGCCTGATCGGTGATATACATGAACTCGTTCAGCACCTTTAGTATCATCAAACTCTAACGCATGACCTGATTCGGACTCATATACATTATTGAATGGATAAACAGCATTGTAATAAGAATTGGGTTCAACTTTGCTTTCTTTTTTATCTTTTTTATTTTTTACAATTTGTGATGGATAGTTTACATCATTTCTTGCAAGTCTTGAGGTTGTTGGCTCATCAAGTTTTCGTGGATACAATGTCGCAGCTTCATCTGGTTTTACAGGAGCAGAAGCCAAATCAGCAGCACTTCTGGAATCATTGAAACCGTTTTTTGCATTTCCTGCTTTCAAAGGTATCTTAGGAAAGATACCCATCATGACGGGTTCTTGTGCATTTTCTCCATCTTTGAAAAAACCAAGTATCATGTCACCATCTTTTGGTGTATGCATGTTTGAAAAACTAAGCGGTAATATCGTTTCTGCCCACGGTAATGCATTTGTTGGCAATTGAGTTTTATCTGAGCTGTGCCATCCAACACAACGAACTTTACAACGCCCCAACTTCAAAGGATCTTTACGATCTTCTACAACTCCAACGAACCAAATAAATCCATTTTTACCTGCAAAATCTTTTGTTTGCTTTTCCATAATCATTTATTGTTTAACTTTTTTTCTAGCCAAATCATCTTGTGATTTAGTGCCAGATAGTTTACGATTGTCTGTTGTAGAGTCGGTTGCAACTTCAATAAAAGTTGTGTGTTTGTTCAACCCTAAAATATGTCTTGTTGCGACGATTAGATATTTGCCACTCAAAGACTTATCTCTCAATTCTTTTTCACTCGGTGTTTTTGCTGAAAACGGCGCAACATCAAGATCAACCATTTTTCCAGAAGTAAGTAAAAAGTTTCCTGGTAAAGATAGTTTGATTTTTCTGGATACAAGATTTGAAAATATAGCTTTTCTTTGTAAGATCAATTTTTCATAAGCTTCATTGTTATTGATTGATTTAGGATCAGCTTGTTTTATATAATTACTACCACTGCGACTGTCACGTGCAACATAAACCGCTTTATTGGAATCATAAGATGATTTCAAAGTTGTGCCATTTTGATTTTGCATATCTGTATCTAATGCGTGTTTATTTGCGTGATCAGTGAGTGTGTAGTTTTTATCAAAAGTATTTTTTACTGTATTGATCGATCCTGTTGTTGTGTCAAATCCTACAAAAGAACCAGAAAAAACACCTTTTTGTATCTTGTCTATTGTATCGTTCTGTGAAACAACTTCTAGCCCTTTTGCCATATAAAGTTCTTTACTTGGATCACCGCTTGTGAGATTTTTTACACCGAATTTGATTGGTGCATCTAACACAGATTTTTGCTTCAAAAGACTGGACAGAGTGACAAAATTGAAGTTATTATTGTCGGAATAAAAAAGAAACTCTGGTGAGTTCTTTTGACTCAATGCTCTTTTTGCACACCAATCAATTGCATCCAATGGGCTCAAATTAGGCACAACAATTTCTCTAACACCAAAAGAGTTTTCAAATATCTTAGGATGATTTGTTTTTATAAAATTGTTCATAATATTGTTTGCCACTTTTGAGTATGTGTCTTTATAACTCTTGTTTACTTTTTGTTGAGTAGAAGAAACAAACTCATCGGCAACAAAATGCAGAATATATCTTTCTGTATTTTGATTTATATTTGTTCTATCAGTCTGTTTATAAATCCGAAAGTTTTTTCTATAGGACAAAACATTTTTTGTTTTAGTCAAATATAGAGATATGACCTCTGTTCCATCAAACTGAAGTTGATCTGTAAGACGAATTGTATCGGTAATAATAATATTACCCGAAGTTACAGGTAAGAAAATGGAATCGTATAAGTTTATTTCTTCAAAAAGATTTTGTATATCAATAGGACCTTGTTTTCCCATGATGGATATCTCTTTGATCTTATACTGATCCGCTTCTCTCAAGTCTTGCTTCATGTTGGATTTGCTTTTTCTTGGAACTCAGCCATAACTGTTTCAACATACTGTGGCTGCAACAATATAATATTTCTTTTTACTTCATTTTCAGCATATTCATATTCATAATATGTTTTTTTAGCTTTGGTAATTTTTTGCGTCACACTTTTGTTATTTCCTAAACTCACTGTCGTATTAGATTCAACAACATTTGCATAGGTATTAGCGTCAATTTGTATAACATCATAACTTGTTTTTTCTTCAAATTGATTAATGGATGATCCAGATACAGTTCGTTTTATTATTTTAGCATAGTATTTCACATTAGATGCGTTTTGTGCATATATTAATCCTGCACCCGAAATAGAATTGTTTGCATATTCCGCAGTAGAATATTTTTTATCAACATATTCATTGAAGGCTTGATAAGGTAAAGGCCAATCATATTGTGGATCAATCATATCATTAAACAACAAAATAATCCAATGTTTCTCCGAATTTCCATAAACTTTAAATGCTATGCTTTCAGGAGTATCACCATCTTTGACTGAATATTCATAAAACAATGAAGCTTGTTGTTTTACTGATTGTAAAAAACCAAAACGAGTTGTTATGTTTGTAACAACGTCAACACTGGTACTGTTGTTTGCATTCGAATAAACAGTTAGTGGAAAATAATTGAAAAATTCTGCCATTTTGATTACCTAGTAAGTATCATTACCAAAACCCCAAAGAATTGTAGGAACTTCTTGAGTTGTTCTCCCTGAAGTCTTTTTTCCAGCTTCTATGCCTGGCTTAACTCCTGTGTTTGTAGTTGTTCCCTGTTTAGGTTTAGGTTTAGATACTTTTCTTTTTCTTTTTTTCGGTTCGTTATTTTGTCCACCACGTCCACCACCCGTAATTCGTTGATGTAGTGCTACATAATCTTCTTGATTTTTTGCTGGCAGTGCAGCATTTACCATAGGAATTTGATCTTTTGCAAAACTATAATCTTCTTTTGTCAAGTAAGTTGTTTCACTAAACGATAGTGCCATTGTGATTGCAACTGGCATACCAGTGCCACCTTTAGTAGGTGTATCCGAAAGAGATTCGTAAGATGCAAATCCTTTTGGCGCGTAATTAGTTTGTATATCTTTTAGAACGCATGTACCGATTGGTGGAATGTTTGGATTTTCTTTTCCACGATAAAAAAACTTCATATCAAATTCGGATGGCGGAATCAACATGCCCGCACCACCAAGTTCTGGTGCAGAATGAAATCTAAACAACTCAATAATTTGTAAAACTTGTTGCGCTTCACTTTCCGATCTTGGGTAAAACATAAACTCAAATTGAAATTGACGAGGTTCTGGCGAAACATAAATCATCTCAAGCATAGGATTCAAGACTTGACCGAATTGAGCAAATAATCCTAATTGTACTGTTTTTGGTGATGAACTTAAAATAGGAACCATTGATGCAAGTTTAGTGGCAGCCATCATACCAACACCAGATTTGATTGCGCTGCCAGCCATGCCTTTGAAATCTCCTGCTTTGAACTTGGATAGAAGTTCAGGACCAACAGCGAGTGTTTGAGTCAAAAGTTCTTCACCGGGTTGTATATTATTATAAGATTGTCTTGTATCAAAGTTCAAAGTATCTGGCATATATAATACAATTGACTCGTTAGTCAAAACGGTTCTATTCAACTGTGTAAACGGACTTTTATCCGTTATAAAAGTGCCAGCTTCTGGATTACCTTGCGCTAACTTTTGAGAAATTGATTCGTTGTCACTAAATCTTTGTGCGCCACGATTTTTTGATGAAAAATTCGTGTCTTTTTGTTCACGAATAAAGAAGATCATATAATGACCTTTATCAGCCGCACCTAAATCTTCTGGGTAACGATATAATTTGAACTCACTTGTAGATGAATCCAACAGTTCAAAAGATTCCCTTTTATTGCGTTGAACGAAAGAAACATCGTTCAGTGAAATTGTAGCCATTTACACTCCTATTGATTAGATTATTTATGTCATATAAAGGAAGATTTACTCCTCGTAATCCAAAAAAATACAAA